TTGTCAATCTCACGCTGGACGTTAGCGACATAAGTCTGCCAAAGCTGTGGTTTACCCTTCATCGAGCCTTTGTAATCTTCAGGCATCGTAGAGAGGACTTTGATGTCTCGATTAGCCTTAGCTTGCTCATAGGCTGCGTTGGTGATGTAAGTGTTACGATCCCCACCAGCAATGAACCCATTGCCACCAGCGGCCTTCCAGAAGCTGTCTCGAGACTGTAGAGCTTCCCAATCACCGGATGCTGCTAGAGCTTTATCAGTGTTCTCGAAGTCATTCTTAGTGTCTTGAAGCTGGGCTGCACGTTGGCTTGATACGAACTGCTGTATTTGAGCAGATCGGTTAGCCTCGAGGTATCCTAGCATCCCAGATTGGAACGCCATGTTAGAACCTTTGTAGGCATCTCTAATATAGGTTTCAGCCTGTGCAAAGCCTGTGTTGAGGCCTTCTAGGGTGTTAGGGGTTCCTGTTGTAACCCCGTCATCATCGGTGTTCTGTGAGCCGATACCAGATAAAATACTCTGGAATGTCTCATCACGTTCAATTGTTTTCTTTCCACTTGCCTCAAGAATAAGCAACTTGCGTGGCATATTCATGTCTGGGAAAAGGGTGTCTAATTCTGCAACATCTGTGGTGTTGTCATCTTGAAGTGCCTTGGTTACATAACCATTGAATTCAAGCTCAAACTGTTTGTTAGCCTCATCAATCTTTCGACGATCACGCTGTTGAGATGCGTTCAGTACAATTCCCAAACTCTTTGCTAGTAAACCCGCAGATGTACCAGCACTAGGGTCGGCTTTGTATTGTACTGCTCCTGACCCCTGTTGCCCGATGCCCCTCGCAAGGGGCGACAAAGGGGTTATATCAACCGTACTCCGTGCCATGTCTTTTGTTCCTTATTAAGCTAAGAATGAAGGGAGGAAACCATTCCCACCAGCTTCAACTTGTCGAGTATTTGCGCCTTGAGTTGCACCCGCAATTCCAAGGACTGCCCCTAGAGGACTAGGATTGGCTTTTAGAGGGTTACTCGCATAAACTTGCTCGAGGTTCTTTTGTAGACCTCGACCTTGTGCGTTGTAAGCCCGATCTAGCACAGCTTCCTGATCTTTAGAGCGAACAGTGTTTCTGGCTCCCGCCTGAACAATAGCAGAGATAGCGTTGGTAACAGATTTTCCTGTTACACCCTCGGATGCGTTAGAAGTTACTGCTGTAGCTTTTGCTGCTCTGTTGGCTAGAATTACATCAAATTCTGACTGGTTTTGCGCCCTGATATTCGCTGAATAATCTTCTTGGGCTGCGCCTGTCTGGTAATTATATTCTTCCCGTCCACTGACAATACTGGCATTAGCGGCTGCATTAGCTGCATCGGTTTCTTCCCGCTGCTGCTGATATTCCATTAATGCCTTACCGCCTTGGAGGGCTGCTGTTGCGTCACACATTTTCAAACCTTCCAAATTCATAAAACGGCATATCGTATGCGCCCCAATTCACCTCTCGGATGAATGAGAACCCACACCATTTGAGCCATTTATGGTGAACTGTGTTTCTTTTGTCTGTTAGGTTCCACAACAGGTCTGCCTTAGACTCTCTGTGGAGTTTGGATACGTAGTTCCTACTTTCTCGCAGGAACTGTCTGGAATGGCGGTGTAGGTCATTACTAGCCAAGAGCCATACCAATGCAGAATTCTCTTCATCTGGTACTGACCCATATAAGGCTATAGGAACCTCGCCTTCCATTATAGATATAGATATTGGTGAGCTTTCCACCGACCTTGAGAGGCCAGTAAAGGCATCAAGATCGGAGGTAGCTTTTATTTCTTGCTTGTCTGCTTCCCGAAGCCGTGAGGCTAATGACGAGATATGCCAAGCCTCAGTGATTTCGGTATGTAGCATTTTATACTCTTCTGGCAGCTTTTGCTGTCCACTGACCTGTCCATTCTGTTCCTGTAAAGGTGCAGTGGAAGGGAGTGTCATTTAACAGCTCGATTTTCGTGTAAAGATTTTCTCCCATAACAGGGAACTTAAACTCACCATCGTCCAGAGAAAGTCCACCTAGGATATTATTCTGTGAGCCTAGGTTTCGTCCTGAGAATGTGTAGGTGTAGGGCGTCCGTCCTCTGTTAGTTACTCTTGCAGAGAACTGAGCAGTATCTTCATATTGAACAGATAAATATCTTAGCGATACCCGACCGTCTTGAATTGCAACTTGGCCTTGCCCTTTATCTTCTTTCAAAAAGAACGGTGAATACTCGTATCTAAACGAGAAGTTCCTTCCAATAAAAGCATCATCATAATCAGCTCCTGTATAATCACCTATTGAAGTGAAAGAGGTGCTGGTTACACGGGTGTTGTTAATACGAAACCCTCTCGGGGCGTTTTGGTCGCTTTGGACAAACTCAATACCTACAGGTGAGGGATATGGTAATGTAAAGGTCGTTAGATCAGTCACAGCATCATATACCCTAGTGCAGTCAGAGAATTTAAAACTATGATCGAGGTGGATAGGGAAAGATGACGAAGACCTTACTGAGTCTTCTTCAATATTGATTTTTTCCAGATATAATCCATCCCCAGTGTAATCGATTAGTAGAAACATATCGTTATCAACGAGGGTGAAATATTTGACATCACCTTCAAATAACCATTTACCCCAAGATGATTGAATTTTACCTTGAGTGCCTTGGAAATATTTGTAGCAATACATCTCTTTAGGGTTATTACCTAGTAAGAAGATGCTAGATAACCTACTAGACCCTCCAATGTATTGGACAGGTGATTTGATATATTCGGGAATTTGAGCAGAAACTTCATCTGCATTCTCTGTATTCAAATCGTTATCGACAAAATACTCCATAAACTTAGAGTTTGTTCCAGTATCATCTGCGAAATATACATACGCCCCGACTTGAACGGGTGTCTGTGTACGTGAGCAGTTAAAGGCTGACGCAAAGGTCAGTGAGGCTGTTTTTGGGGAAAGTAAGTCTGCCGAGTCAAGAATGTACTGCGTCCGATCTGAGAAGATCAGGAGTTTCTTGTTAAACGGGACTGCAAAGTTCAGGAGTGTAACCTGTCCTGTGACAGCGGCAATATCAATTGGGTCGCTATCGACTAGCTGGGCAACAGTGGTGCGCCAGAAGTTTTCAAAATAATCAGCTTCAGATAAGATCACATTTTCATCAGATAAGAAGCCCATTCGGCCTCTATGGATGAATATATCGTTAATAGGTTTCCCTATGAAACTAGGATCACTGTTTGTGTCTTCATCTCCAGCATACAACTCTGCCCACGTATGTTCACTAAATGTAAATTCATCGGTGACAGAATCGTATATTAGTTTATGAGGAAGGGTTGAAGCCGTAATAGTGCGTTTTTTGTTATACCCAAATGTCTCGATCCAAAGCTGCCGAGAGTCCTCATATACAACGTAGTAATCATCACCATCAAATCCAGGCTCACCTAGAATACGGACAAGCCGTCCGTCTTTATCCTGTGAAGGTAAGTCCTCAAAGCTTGTAAGCTCAGATTTAAAAGCCCTCATGGCATTACCACCGTTACCTTCATCAATCTGAACGGTGTCAGTGGCTGGAAGAAACAGTGATATTGTTGAGTTATGACGAGTTGCGGTGTAACCCGCCGCAGTAAGGTCGTTGGTCAACTCTTGAGCAATTGTCTCAGTTCTTTCGACGGCGTTAGAAGCCTCGGTGTTTGCACCTGTAACAAAGTTAGCTCGTAATGTACCGTTAATATACACGGCATAATTTGAATTTGACAAAGACCCTTTAATAAAGATCGACCAATAGCGAGTAGGATCAAGTCTTGCAGGGCTAATACTAGCTTCACTGGTTGTGGCTGCTGCTGCAATCACGGTTCTATTGAGAATGAAGATTGTATCACCAACCGTGATGGTCTTGCAGTTTTCTCGGGGGTTTGCGTTAAAGTCTAGGTAAGTCGAAGAGAGTGTTCCATTTACAACCTTAGCTGCGCCAGTGTCGTCATAGACTTTGATATCGTTATCTTGGAATGTTACGAAGAATTTCTTCCCATCAAAACGCTGAAAGAAGTGTCCTTTTACATTACCAACAACATTATTACCCACACGGGCTACAATTTCACTGCCTGAGCGTTTCTGTAGGCCAGATACCAACGATGCCCAGCCGTTCTCCATTTCAGTACAAGAGTTTTGTAACCGAAGAGCTGGAGGCTGCTGACTGACACCGTTGAACATATTAGGCATTGAGCCAGCAACAAGAGCCATTAGTAATTCCTCCGAACTGGGGCTGTACGAGACACCGTGGTATAGGTTGAATAGCTATCGGTAATCATATTGTGATCACCAGTCTCAGCTTCTTCATGCTGTAGCAATGCCCATGCTTGCTGCTCATCGCCACGGTTGAATTTGGATAAAGACTCAGAGCCTAGAGTTCTCTCTTGGAAAACTCGTGATGACCTCATAGTAATATACCGACGGGCAGCTTCTGGAATCTCATCAAAATCTAAAGCGACTGTGAGATGGAGCCGTAGAGAAGCTGTGAATAGGTAAGTGTTATCCTTGCGGTCATACAGCTTCATTCCACGCTGAACGACATCAAGGCTGCTATCTTTCTCAACCGTATCAACACGAAGTGTGTTGGCAGGGAGAAGGATTTGATTTGAAATATTAGGGGAGATGGTATGAACCTCAGTGTTCCAGTGCCAGCCATTAGACTGAACTTCACGAGATACTTCATCAATAATTGAGGAGGCAACCTGAGCGTCCACTTGAAGTCCTGTGAGTGAAGCAACTGGAGCTTCGCCTATGTTTGTTAGGCAGACGTTCACGGCCTCTAGTTTGGTAGTAGGGGTCAGTGCCATGTTTTTTCCTCTTAGGTAAAAAGAGAGACCCCCGAAGGAGCCTCTCTAATTGTTTGCTTAGGCAGACTGAATCTGCACAGCAGCTTCGTTACGCAGTACGCCATGACCGACAGCATACTTAGCTACCATGAGTGTACCCTGACGACGAATGTCGTACTCGGACTCAGTAGCCAAATCCATGAGCTTCACAGTACCAGCAGCAGACGGGTGGAATACCAGTGCTGTGGTGTTTGAAGCGTCAACAGCTTGACGGGTTGATGTACCAGCAGCGACACCAGTGGTGACGTTTGCAGTCGGAAGGTTGTTAGACTTCAGGACATTGATGCCAGCAACTTGCATGACTTTACCTGAAGCGGTAGAGCCGTTTGCAGCGTTGCCAAAGTCAACATTGATAACCTTTGAGCTGTTAGCCAGCAGATAATACTGCTCAGGCTTCACAACGACGTAGCGGTTATCTTCAGGGACGTTCTTCTCATCGAGAGCCTGAGCTGCATCGAAGATAGCTGCGATCATATCGTCAGCTACAGTTCCTGAAGTTGCTGAAGTGATAACTGTACCGATCATATCGGCTTCACCAGTTACAGTCGGTGTTGCTTCGTTAGCGGCCTGAATGATGGTTTGCAGAATATGCTTGTCCATCTGATTAGCCAGAGCAATACCCATCTCACGAGAGTATACTGAGCGAACATCATAGTGGTTCTTTGCTTCATCGATGTTAGCAATGAAGGTTGAAGCCAAGAGAAGATCGTTGATTGTGATGATCTTCTCAGCGTGATTGATGCTGTCACCAGTGATCTCATCGCCAGGGGTATGGTAATCAGCAGATGTCCGACCCATTACAGGGAACTGAGCTGATTTGCCGTTAGCGATTGTACGAATCTGATGTTTGTCCATCATGATGGTCTGCTGCTCAAATGCAGTCAGAACTTCACCAGAAAAGACTTTTAGGAAGAGGGCGTCCTTATCGACACCCCCGTTTAGTGCGCCTAAGCGTGAAGGAGTAGCGTTAGCCATTTTTGTTGTACCTCATTGTACGAGTTAAAATAAAAGGTTTTAACCTCAGATTACTCGCCACCTTTCCTTCGAGGTTGTTCCCCGCAGGGAGCCAGAAAGTACAAATGGTCTGTGTTCTTTAGGTCTTCATGCCTCGGTTTTTATTACGAGACATTATTGAAAGATTATTAGCTGAGTTATTAAGAGTGTTATTATCCCGATGGTGGACATCTTTGCCGTCACCTTTTCGAGCTAAACCCTTCTTCACCATTAACCGACGAGCTGCGTTTCTTCCTGCCCGTCGCTTTTTTTGCTCGGGCTTGGAATGGTAATCAGCGTATTCTGCTGCGTAATTCCTAGCCATTTAGTAATCCTTACATGATGTTTGATCGAGACAGTTTTGATGCGACCTGATCACGGAACGCTGGATCAGAACTGTATCGAGGGTCTGCCATGTCTGCTTTCATTTGAGCCAAGCTCGAGTAAGCATCGACAGATGGGCGGGATTGACCTGACAAGTTTCTTGCTGGTTCAAAACCCTGTTGAGCCTCATACATTGAGCGGAGACCCTGAACGGCAAATTTAGTTTCTTCTAAGTCACCGCTATTTACTGCTCGGTTGTAGGCGTCCACCTGTCCTTCAGACAAGTTATCTGCTGCCCAATCAACCATAGTGCTATAGTTTTCTTGACCACCTACGGAGTCATAAACTTCGTTAGTGGTGTTTTGTAAAAGAGACTGTTGACCCTCGATGAAGCTGTCCACAATTTCTCGTGGAATACCAGCTTTCTCAAGGGATTCATAAGATTGATCTGTAAGACCGTCATTCGCCCAATATTCATTACTGAGTGAGTTAAAATCTAGACCAGCTTCTTGTACAGCCTCACGAGCGATCTCTTCAGAGTTTTCATTATCAGAAGAATCCGAACTTCCAGTCTCGCTTTCTCCCACATCAGCCTGTCTAGACTTTGTGAAATTAGATTGCAGTTCTTCATATGCTTTCTCTAAGTCCTCGTATGAGTCAAATTTTCCCAGTATCTTCTCATTAGAAGGAGACTGCGCCTCGTCTTGAAGCGCAGCCTGTTCTTCCAAAGATGGGTTATGATCTGGGGAATCGATATTAACCGTTTCCGTCGCCATTATTTAATCCTTGTTGAGCCATTTCCATAGCGGCTGGTGTAGCCTTCTCCGCCATTCTGCCCATTGTTTCATTTGCCATCATTTCTTGTTGAGCTTGGGCTGCTGCCTGTTGCTCCGCTTGAATGTCTTCTTCAGTCTTAACCAAACCATCCATATCAATACCAAGAGCTGTTCCAATACGTGTGATGTAATCAGATACGTTCATATACTGAGCGACAGCCTCTGCCCCAAGGGGTTGGAGGGCTGTCAGGAAAGCGTTGTACTTGTTCAAGTCATGTCCACGACCTAGGGCTTCCAAACCTGTGACAATAGCAGGACGGACAATACCTTTCGGTAAAGCTGGAAGACGCTTGGCTTTTGTCATCCGATCCATCAAGCGGTTAACCAATGGAAGCTGGAACTCCTGACTCAGGATCGAATACACACCACCTAGGGCGTCCTCGAGTTCCTTTGCCATGAAGCGTACTTCCTCAGCGGTTACACGTTCACCAGAGCGTTGCACTGCGCTATTCATAAGGAAAGCGTAGGAAAGGCGTTCTGTGATGGTACGGATGGTGTCGTAAGCGACACGCATATCAGCGTACTTCTCAGTCTGTAAAACAGAAACCTCATTGGCATTACCAGCCACGATAGCGCAGTTCTCCGCTTGGGAGATGTCACGCATACGGGTTGTGCCATTAGGGTTAACCATAAACAGAACTTTAGAAGATGCTGCTGCTGCCTCTACGACAGCCTTAGACAGGCCTTCAAGACTAATTAGGTCTCCTAGGTACTCATCGACATAAGAACGTCCGTAGGACTCTGAATCGATCCGAGTCCAACGCAAAGCTAGCATAGGTGATTTATCAATAGGCCAGCTACCGCCAGAGTCAGGGATAATCTGTCCTTTGATTTCCTGATACATACGCCATGTTTTACCATCGAGGTACATATGGGTATAAAGGGCAACCTTTTTACCGTACTCGGCTTTCATGTCAGATTCAGGATCAGCACCAAGGGCTGCAAGTTCTTTTTCTTCAAGAACCGCTGGTGATACTTCTTCCTTTGTAATAATCTCTAGGACATTACCGTAAGGGTCTCGGGTCACGACATAACTGTCTAGGCGGAATACCCGTATCCCTCCACTTTTGGGGAGGTACACTAGGAAGTTAACACCTAAAAAGAG